ATCCAAGAAACTATGATAAGTTCATGGAGACTTTAAAAGATAAAGGAGCTCCAGAATCAATGATAATAAGAATCAAAGAACGAGTTAATAAAATTAATTATAATAATTAATTTAAAAAGGTTGAAATAATATTTAACATACAGTATTACTAAGAATAGCTACTAAGGAAATAAAGATATGAGATTTTATCACTCAGGAACTCCAATTGCCAAACAAAGACATAGAACGGCAAACGGAATGACTTATGATCCTCAAGCAAAAGTAAAACGAGGAATGAAGTGGGAGTTCGCTAATCAATTTCGTCAACAAGGCCATTTAAAAGCTCTAGAAGGACCTATCTCTGCAATAGTAGACATATCATACCAGATTCCTAAATCATGGCCTAAAAAGCGCCAAATAACGGCAAATCACAAATCATCAAGACCAGACATAGATAATATTGCTAAATTCTATTTTGACGTTCTAAATGAAATTGCCTATAAAGACGACGGTCAAGTGGTAGAACTGCATACTCAAAAGAGATACTCAGACAAACCAGGAGTAGTGATAACACTATTTCAAACGGAGGGTAATGACATGGTAAATGAACATGCCATAACGTATAAAGAAAAGCTAACGATTGAAAACCTAGATTATATCATAAAAAAAGCTAACAGATTAGGTCTATCTAACAGACAGTTAATAAGAGTTTATCAAGAAGAAGATGCCGACGGAACTCACATATATTTTGCAGTTGAAGGACTTAAGGAGAAATAGAAGTGTGTAAATGGATGACATGTAATAGCTGTCGAGCAGTAGTTCAGTTAAATAGTACAGGTATATGTCTTGGATGCCAAGGTGGCTTTGCAGGACAACAACAAGAAGATAAGTATATACCAGAGGAAGAAAAAATTCAAAAGCTAAAAGCTAGAGAAAGGGAGTTAGAAGATGCCATTAAAGAAAGGGAAAAGTCAGAAGACAATAAGCTCGAACATACGCAAAGAGATGGAAGCGGGAAGACCTCAAAAGCAGGCGGTAGCAATCGCTCTAAACGTAGCAGGAAAAAGCAAAAAGAAGAAGAGTAAGAAGAAATGAGAAAGGCTAAGTTTATATCTTTTGATGAAAAAGCTAAAAACGCTATTTGTAGCCGATGTAGAAAAGTTAAGAATGTTAATAAGTATTATTTTTTAGCTAATAATACTAAGATTTCAGCTCATTATTGTTCTGAATGTATGGAAAAAGTATTAGATTTGAATGAACAATTTGCTCTATTTCTACATAAAAACAAATTCAAAAATAATTTATTAAATAGAATTAAGCACTTTTTTAAACATTTAATTAATAGAAAGGTAAAGAAATGAAATGGATATCAGTTGAAGATAAGCTTCCAAAACCAAACGGAGCTACATCTGATTATGTTTTAATAAACGACGCTAATTACGGCATGATGATTGGCTATCTTTGTTTGATAGGAGGTCAAATCTATTGGACTTTGAAAGAAGATAGAGAGGTTAATAGCGATTATATATTGAATGTAACACATTGGCAGTCATTACCAAAAGAACCAGCATAAGAGGATATTATGATAGAATGTTTAAGATACTCACCAGTTAATAAAAGCACCTGTTTAGGAGTAGCTACAATCTTAGTGAAGAAATGGGGAGTTGAGATATCAGGTATTTCACTTCATCAAAAAGATGGTAAGAGATGGATAAACTTTCCAGCTAGGATAGTTGAACCACTTCAAGGAAATAGCTATCAAAATGAAGAAGCACAAGAAGATCAGAAACCAAAATACTACCCATATCTGAAGTTTGTAGAAAAGTCACACAAAGACAAGTTTTGTGAAGTAGTTAAGAAAGCTATAGATGTTTATAACGAAAAAATAGCATCTCAAAATCAATTCGAAGACAAGATGCCAGAAGGTGAGGTACCTTTCTAATGGAATTTAAAGAAGCTGAGCCAATTATAAACTTTCCAAAGATTGAATCTCCTTTTGTTAGAAAAGAGAGAGATGGTAAGTATTTAGCTACATCTGAGATAGCTAAGGGATATGAGTGGGTCTTTGAAGACTCTGGAGTAATAGCAGTTGATAAGCTTCATGGAACAAACATATGCTGCATATTTGATAATGGAATATTGCAAGCATTAGATAACAGAACCAATAGACTGATAGCGCAGCCTTGTATATCAGCTAATTGGAAAACAGATACTTATAGAGCTGTAGAAGGGGTTATAAATTGTATCAAGCGTGGTTGGATAGACAAGTTTTTCACAGGTAGAGTTTACGGTGAGCTTGTAGGGCCGACAATTAACGGAAATCTTCATGATTTAGACACACATTACTTTGTTCCATTTGATTATCTGAAGAAAAGCTGCAAGTGGAACTCATGGACTCAAAATAAATATCCTAAGACATATGGAGCTATTTCAGAGTGGTTTCAATACTTACCGTCACTTTTTACAAATAAGATAACTAAAACGATAAGCTCAATTGGAGAAGGAATCGTGTTTTATCATCCAGATGGTAGAATGGCTAAACTAAGGAGGGACATGTTTGATTTTTCTAACTAGCGATACACATTTTAATCATCATAACATTATTGAGTATGATCAAAGACCGTTTAAAGACATTAAAGAGATGAACGAATGTATAATTAATAATTGGAACGAAGTGGTCAAACAGGATGATATAGTATACCATTTAGGAGACTTTGGCATTGGAAGGGTTAATGATTTAAAAGCAATATGTAAACGATTAAATGGAAATATTTGTTTGGTTAGAGGAAATCATGATGAAAGATCAATTACCAAATTGGTAGAAATTGGTATTAAATTGGTAGCAGATAGTTTATGTCTAAATTACAAAGGATTTATAGTTGAAATGGCACATATGCCAGATCAAACATACTATGATTGGGACGGACTTTTACATATACACGGACATACTCATCATACACAACAGTTTAACAAAAACCTTATTAATGTCTCTTGCAATGCATGGGACTATAAACCAGTTAGTTTAGATGAACTAATTATTAACTATAAGAAAAACAAAAGAGGTAACAAATGGAATACAAAATAGATATTTACTTTTTAAATGGTAAGACACTAAGTATAGCACTTGAAAAAGATGATATGGATAGACTTATAGATTGCATAACACGCAATAAACCATATTTTGATAAGACAAAGAAGTCTAGCTTATGTGTTTCTCCTTACTGTTTTACTCACTACAATCATTATGAGTATACAGAAGAGCTTAAGAAACGAGATGAAGAAAAAGTTAAAGAAATGAAAGCAAAAGTAGAAGCTGATGCTAAACAACAACAATTAAATAAGGAAGAGGAAAAGAAGTAAAAAGAAATTGGAAGAATTAAATATTAATTAATAAATTCTCATAATCCTTTTAGCTTGATTCCTGGGTATAAACCCCTAGAGCCATAGGAATGCTAATGGAAGAGATAAAATGGAAATTTGAAAAAAGGAGCATAGATGATCTCACAGATAACGTGGACAATCCACGTCGACTCTCTAAAAAAAGAGCGGAAGAACTCAAATCTTCGCTCGGAAAGTTCGGACTGTGTCAGCCTATTGTCATCCAGCCAGACGGAAGAATCATTGGAGGACATCAGCGACTCAAAACGCTTAGAGCACTCGGCATTGACGAAGTTGCTACGGCTATACCTTCCAGAGCACTTTCAAAAAGAGAGTTCGAAGAGTTAACAATTGGTCTTAATAAGATTAGCGGGGAGTTCGATATGGACATGCTCGCTAATCGTTGGGAACCTGACGTTCTAATGAGTTCAGGCTTCACAGAAGAAGAACTTCACACAGATATCATACCTAAAGAAAAACCAAAGACATTCTCTATCAATATTAAATTTGATAATGAGGATGATTTGCGTCATGTCGAAAAGGAATTACAGCCAGTTATAGACCTCTTTCCAGCAGCAACAATGAAAGTGAGGTGTAAGTAATGGCAAGAAAACGAGTATTACCAAGACAGGTAACAGGTAGACCACAATTAACTATTAAATGGGAAGATGTAGACTTCTTTTTAGAAGCAGGTTGTGAAGGAACTAAAATAGCAGATGCAATAGGGGTTGCTCCAGACACATTATATCAGCGTTGCGAACAAGAAAAAGGTATGACTTTTACAGCGTATAAGCAACTAAAAAGGAATAAAGGCTATTGTAAAGTGCTTGGAAAACAGTACGCCAAAGCAATGCAAGGTGACAACACGATGCTTGTTTGGGTCGGCAAGCAACAGCACGGTCAGACTGATCAACCAAAAGACAAACAAGAGTTTAATGGATCACTATCGAATCTATTGGACGTAATGCATCTAATAAAATCTTCAGAAGACTTCGACGCTCTTGTTCAGCTTGCACGAGATAACAAAAAAGAAACTAAAATAGAAGAGGGTATAAAATGTTAAGCATACTTCCTCCTTGTTTATCGGTAGCAAACTTATACCCTCTTTTTTTAATTCTTTGTCTAGTTCTTGCAACAAAAGCTATTTACGATGAGACAGGATGGGATACATGGAGTCATGACAGTTGGATAAAAGCTCAAGAGAAACTCCATAAGAAATGGCAAAGAAGAGAGAAGATTAGACAGTTAAAACAGAAAGCTGAGAAACAAATAGACGAACTATTTAACAAAAAGAAGGATAAAGACGATGTCGGGTCCTGATTGTGAGGAATGTGGAGAGCATTTTATGAGCTGCTATTGTAAAAGGACTTGGAGATATGTATGTCCTCACTGCCTTAGGACGTTTTTAGCTAATGAATATAACGAAGATTGGTTTTGTTGGAAGTGCGGACAAGGTTTAGAGGTAATTCCAAGAGAAGACTTAAAGATAAGGCTAAATCTAGAAGAAGATTATGTATTAGAGCTTAAAGATCCAACTAGATTAGATGATTTGCTTGAAGAAGATGACTTATTACCAGGATACATATGCAGAAGCTGTGCTATGCGTCTTAATGCTGTACCTCCTAAGAATCACGTTTGTACATGGCATAGGGGTAGGTGTAATTTTTGTGGAGAAGAGGCTAATTTATGCCATACCAGCGATTGGAATTGGCCTGATAGGAGATATTTAGAAGAAGATAGAGAAATTTAAGCTGACATAGCTCAATTGGTAGAGCATCTGATTTGTAATCAGACGGTTGCGAGTTCAAGTCTTGCTGTCAGCAGATTGATTAAAATGAGGTTAATGATGAAGAAAGAAGAAATAGATGATTTCTACAAGTTATTGCTAGTTACCATTGACAAAATGGAAGCAACTGTTAATGGACTTGAAGAAAGGATAAAGAAAATAGTTAAAACTAATCTAAACAAATTAGAAAACGTTGAACTTAAAACAAATTTAATGCTGAAAAGACTTACTAATAAGGTTAATGCAATTAGTAGAGGAGAAGCAGAAATTAAAGAAGCCTTAGTAGGCCAAATAAATGCTTTTAATGGAATTGAAGATACCTTCTTTACACTGTATCACAATATTAAAAGAAACCAGTTCTTATATGCTGATAGTTGTGAAAAGGCTCCATGGAACGATTATCATGATATTAAGAAGTTCTATAAAGAGCAATTAAAGGAAGGAGATGTTGTATGAAGTTTTTAGATAAAATTATAACAAAT